CAAATTGATTTTCAAAATTTATACAAAGACAGCAAAAACTCTTTTTATTATGTAGTTTATTCTGTCGAAGAGGCTATAAATATTCTTATCAAACATAATGTAATTATATAATATGGCAACTTACCTTACCGATGCAATTAAACAAGAAATAGCTCAGCATTTAAAAAATAATTGGCAAATAATAGATATAACAAATCGCTACAATATCTGCCCTGCAACAATTAGAAAAATTAACAAAATGTATAATTGTAACAGAATTATACCTGCCGACGAAAACATTGGCTATTTAAGAAAGAAAGAAAAAGAAAACAACAATATTAACATAATGCCCAAAATAATTAATGAACGCATTAATAAAAATATTGATAAGCATAATGTTGAACTGGATTTAGAAGCTTTTAAATATTTTAAAGAACAAACCAAAGAATATTTTAACCCAATGTTATGCGATAAAATAATTGCCAAAGATAAAAGACCATATGAAATTCAATATCATAATACTCACGGTTTTGTTAATGTATCTTATATTTATCAAGATGTTAACGAAACCTTTAAATACAAATTTATTAATGATTTTTATAAAAACAAATTAACAAAAGAAAATTTAAAAGAATTGATTGCAAAGAAAAATATTTTTGAGGCTATTATTGATAAAGATAATAATAAATGTGTCTTTGATTTAGATTTGTTTTTAAATAATGCTGTATATAAAGAAGCAGTTAATTTATCTAATATTACAAAAGTAGCACCGAAAATATGATAAATGATAACCCAAAGCCAAACAAAGTAGATATGTGTGGAATTCAAAAGAAAGGAATTGGAGGTGATTTTAGTAATGAAGATTTTAAATTTATTGCATTCTTTTTTTTTATTGTTTTTGTTGTTGTAGCGGTTATGCAACCTAAACAAAAAAATAATACTCACACAATTGATTGCAAAACAAAAGTTGCCCCGAAAATATGATACAAACAATTGATGAGTATAAAATAATCGAGAATGGGGAGGTTGTTGGCGAGATTGCTTTATGGCAATATAGCAATCAAAAATTTCCCCAGATTGAATATAAAGTAAAACTAGAGCATCAAAATAAAGGCATTATGACAAGGCACTTGCCAATTTATCTTGATAGAATAAAGGGTTTTGGCAAGGTTTTAGCGGTGGTTATGGAGGATAACTTAATAAGTATCAAACTATTATTAGCTAACGGCTTTAAAGAGCTTGGAAAGATTAACAACAAAAGGATTTTTATTTGTGAATTATAAAACTTGGCAAGATGGCAGAATAAAACTATACAACGGCGATTGCTTGGAGCTTATGGAGAATATGCAAGACAAGGTTAACTTGGTTTTGATCGATCCGCCGTATGGTTTATTAGATCATAAAATAGAAACTAATATTGATATAGAGTTATTTTTAAAATTATGTAAAAAAATATTAAATGACAATGACTTTTTAATTTACTTCGGTCAACAACCAATGATAACTGACTGGAATTATATTGCTAACAAGCTTTTTAATTATAAAAATGAAGTTATTTGGTATAAAAGAGGTATTTCGTGTCCTTTTACCGAAATGAAAAGAGTTTTTGAGAATATTATGATTTATTGTAGTGGCAAGAAAAAATATAATGATGTAAAAATAAGATACACTGATATTTTAGAAAATATGTGCGAGTTTATATCTTTAAAAAGTTTTAAAAAAAATATTAATCTATTAGAAAATTTATGCAAAGAAGATAGAATTTTTGAGTTAAAAGATTTTTTTAATGGCAAGGTTTTATTTCAAAAAAATAAAAGTTCCGAAAATGGTAAAATATATAATATAAAACAAAAACCTTCAAGAGAAATCGCTACTTTTAAATTTATTAGAGATGGATTTGGTTTAAGAAATTTATTATCTTTTAATTCAAAAAATAATGATGGAAAGTTATACAATCATCCGACAATTAAGCCATTAGAATTAATACAATATCTTATATTAATTTGTTCGCAACCTAACGATCTTGTTTTTGATGGTTTTAGTGGTAGTGGCACAACCGCCATATCTTGTATCAAAACTAATCGCAGATTTATCGGTTGCGAACTTGACAAAGAATATTTTAATTTAGCTTGCAATAGAATTGATGCAGAATTAAAACAAGGTAATTTATTTTAATGTTTTTTGATTTTTTGGTATTGAGAAACTATTTTGGAATGAAAAATAAAAAACTATAAAAACTAGCTAAAAAATTAGTTAAAAAATCCTTCGGCAGTCAATAAAATCAATGCCTCGTTCCATTTTGTTAATGTCAACAAAATGGGAGTAATTAAAATAAATAAACAAAAGATAAACGAAAGATAAACGAAAAGATAAACGAAACTGCCACCGAGCCAGTAAAATCAAGGATCTAAAAAGATAAACAAAAGATAAACAAAAGATAAACAAAAGATAAACAAAACTATTGACAAGTTAAAAATAATGCATCATAATTATCTTGTTCAAAAGCAATTCTTGTTTTTGAGTTTGCATCATTGCAAGGGGTGGCAATAGTTACCCCTTGTTTATTTTACTTGCACCAGTCTTTTGTTTTAGTTCCACCATCATAATAAACAGCCAAGCCGTTTCTAACAAGCTCATCTGCAAGGTTTAAGCCGTTTTTATCTACATTGACTAAATATCTGCCGTATTTATCTAATTCTAAATAAACAATCTCAACACCGCCCTTAACAAAGTTAGAAACAAATTCTTTTGCTTTTAAGCCAAGTTCAATCTCTTTTTTACATTTTGCAGCTTGTTTAAAACTTTCAGGAGCATCAATACCTGCTATTCTATGATTTTTTTGCAATAAATCAGCAGGAGGTTTTGGGTTAATTATAACAATAGTATCGCCGTCTATCACTCTATCAATTGTTGTAGCATAACTATTGATAGAAACAAAAAGACAAATAATAAATAAAATTGTTGCGAAAATAAAAAATAGTATATCTTTTTTTTGCATATTAAAAAATTTTTTTAATGTTTGGTTTCTTTTTATGATTTTTAAGTATAATTAACATTGTAATTAACCAGCCTATAAACCATATTATAGTTGCTTGAAAAATTTTTGAGTTTAGGTAGGCAATATTATTAACAGCATTAAAACCAAATTTACTTAACAAATCTAATGTAATATAACTATTAACAAAAAATTTTGCTACCATCAAAAAATAACCAGTAATGCCATAAAAAAAGATTGCACCTAAAACTTTTGTAAAAGTCTCATTTTTATCAAGTTTTAGCCAATCCCAGTTGTTTTTACCAGTTTTATTAGTAAAGATAGGTAATTTATTAAAAACCGCCCTAAATAGCTTAAAATACAAATTTAATATAAACTTCATAAAACTAAATTTTTGTTTTTGATTAATAATTTTTGCTTTACTAATTCTTGCTCGCTGTCAATAATTGTCAAAGTAAATTTGTTGCCACCGATAAATTTATTTAATGCTTCTAAACTTTCAGCACTATTTAAACCAGTAAAAATTTTATTTTTATCGTTAATAATCCAATCTACTGGGGCAATGCATCCGTGTAATTGTTGCATCCAGTTTGCCTGATGTATTCTTATGCCATCTCTGCCCTCTACATTTAAAACTAAAAATAAATCGGTTTGAAACTTCGGCGAAAATGTTTTTTTTACTTGGTAAGTTCCAATAGGTATGCAACAACTTTCATTAATTGGAGTTTTTTTATCATCTCTTTTGTTGCTATTACCTTTATAAAAGAGTGGTCTTTCAATTGTATAGCATATTGGCTCAAAATTTACTTTATCTAGCTCTGGTGTGGTTAAAATGCCAAGAGTGGCTCCATCACCATTTTTAGTGTAATATCTTTTAAGTAAAAGTTGCATTTTATTTTAATTTAAATTGGTTAAAACATTTTTCTTTTGCCTCCTCGTCTGGCAAACAACCGCATTTTTTAACTGCCATTATTAAAACAAGGTGAGTAAATACTGGCTGGCTCAATACTTCATTTTGCTTTACAATCTCTTTTATATCTAAACTAGGTATAATATCGCAACAATTTTGATTACTAGTCTGCAAAGTTAAAGTCTTCAATTTGTTGCAAGAGGCGAGACCGCTCATTAATATCATAAGTAGACACATTACTTTTAATTTTTTCATATTTTATAATAGTTTTAATTGTTTTTGTTTGATTGTCTAAATTCGCAGAAGTTATTATATTTTCACAAATTAATTTCTCGTCTTCTCTTGCTTTAATAACAGCATTTTTAGTTTGCTGTTTCATAAAAGCAATTGTTAGAATATATATCGCAATAATTAATGTAGATGCAATTTTAATCATAAAATATTGTTTTAATTTATCTAAATAAAAAGTTGCATTTTCACAATATTTATTGCTCCAACTTGTCATTGAGATGGCATAAATAACTTTTTTTTCAGTATTTATTACACCGCTTAACCATAAAGTATGTATATTATCAAAATTAGGCGATTGTTTTAATATTTCGTAAATTGTCAAATATCTTTCAATATTAAAAGTTGCCAAATTTAATTCTTTTGTTTCATTTTCAATAGCAATATCTTTTAATAATTTATATGTTTCAAAATCTACATTATAATCGCTTCTATATTTTTCTTGCAAGGTTAAATCTAATAAACATTCTGCACTATAATTTTTATCGCAAGCCCAAAACTCTTTAAATTTACCATAATAATTGCTAGTGGTTTCGCTACTAATAACACTTACAGCAATTGCATTTTTATCACCGCATTTTCTTAAAATATTTTGTATCTCTTTTTTAATTCTCTCGTCTTGTATCGCATCAACATAAATAGAATTATCGTAATGTTTTTTTATTATAAAAAAACCACTAATTGCAATTGTAATTGCTAGTAAAATAACAATTAACAATATTTTGTTAAAAGATTTTATTAGTTTAAAAAAACCATTAATAGCATTGATTTTAGATAAAATATCAAACAAGAACATTAAAAATAGGTAATTTAGTTATTTCGAGAGGGCTCGGATTAAAATCTTTTAAATTATAAACTCCCATTTTTTTTAAGTTCCAGCGAATATGCAAAGCACAATGTCTTTTTTGTTGTGAGTTTTGTATTTTTAATATTTTTGCTTTTAACCAGTTTGGTAATAATTGTTCCCAATACTCCATACCAAGTGGCAAAGATAAAAAAGCATATTTTTTACCAACTTGACTTTTAGCATCGGCAACACCATTTTCTATTTGTTGTGCCGTAAGCGGTTGTTTAAGGCTTAACAAGGCAATTTTATCTTGTTTTAAAAAGTAATCATCAAAAGTCCAAAATACATTTTCTTTTTCTATACTTTGCCAATGATATATAACGACATCCCTATATTGTCCGCCCTGAAAATTTTGTTCGCTTACTTTAAAACTAATTTTATTTACATCTCTTTTAACTTCATAACAAATTGCCACATGTTGCGGAGCTTCTTTATCGCCTTTTTCTTTTGAAAAAAACGGAATCAATTGTAAATACCAAGCTTTACGATAAAAAGCCAAACAATCACCATCTTTTAAATTATTGTAAATAATTTTTAAATTAGTTTTCATTTTTATTGTTTTTAAAATTTTTTTCAAAAATAGTTGCACCTACTAAACCACCGCCAGTATAAAGCAAAGAACTTAACAAACTAACTAACTGATCGTCTAAACTTTTGTCAAAATGTAGTTTCATAAATACAGAATAGGCGATTAAAAAACCAGCCTCGGTTATCATTAAAAAACCAATTAATCTTTTACTCGAAACAGTGCCTTTCGGGCTTAAAAAAGTTAATTTAAAAAGATTGTAAAATTTTAATAAAAACTTTTCCATTTATAAAATAATTAAATTACTATAAAGTTTTTTATTATCAATTAAAATCTTTTTTAATTCGTTAGGTGAGATTGTATCTGTATTAATATCGGCTAATTCGCCAAGATATGGTTGTGTTTGCAATGTTTTTAAAATAAATTTACTGCAAAATGTTTCTTTACTAATTGATTTTTTTTTAGTTAAATATAAACCTAATTTATTTAAAATTTTAATATTATCTATTGCAGAAAAAAAAGCTCGCATTTGTGAGTATTTAGGTTTTAAAGCAAGTTGATTATTAATATCTTCTTGAAATTTTAAAATGCTTGTTTGATAAAAAGGTCTTGCAAAAGCCGTTAAAACTTTGTCTTTTTTTTCTAGCAACTCTTCTCGGTGAATTTTCCAATCTACTTCAATTAAACCATTTTTAGAATTTACTTCATAATATTTGCTATTAATAATAATACCACAATGCTCCCAAAAGCCATTGGTTGCTTTTTGTATGATACCACGAATAGGAGTTGTAAATAACCGATAAAAACTATCCCTAGTGCTATAAAATACAATAGTTCCAGTTACTAAATTTTCCATATTAAAAATTAAAAAATAGGGTTAATAGATTTTACTTCCTCAATAGTTTTGCACTCATTAAGTTGTTGTAAATATTTTGCTAAAACTTTTGACAAATTATTTGTTCTTTGTGCCAAATGTCCTAAAATTGATAGTGCTAAATTTTTATCTAAACAAATAACTATATTTTCATCAGTTATAACATTATTTACAACTTTTTTTGTAGGGTAATGAAACTCAGTAGTAAAATTATTATCTTGCAAGATTATTGTAATTAATAAAATAGTGCAAGGATTAATTATTGAACCTCCAGTTTTCATTACTTTAAAAACAAAATCAACAATTACATTACTTTTTTTACCATCAATAATTAAATAAGCACTATGTATTGCAGGTTTTAAATTTTCTTGATGATGTTGTGCTATAATTTCACCTTCTTTGTATTTTTTATAATATTCAAGTAATGCAAAATAAGGTTGTATTTTACCATTAAGATTTACCATAATTTCATTGCTATTTATAGCATTTTGATACTCTTCTTCTGTAATAATTATAAACGGTTCTTCACTTTCAAAATTAAGCGGTTTGTAATCAATTATAATATCTTCTTTGTAAAATGCTTTCATTATATCCTCACTGTTTTAAAAGTATTAGCGGCGGTTTTTTGTGTTCTAAAAGTTGCCGAAGTATTAGCTGCAATGGTAGTGTTACCAATGTAAGTATTACCAGTATTGCCAGCCATAGTTATTGTGAAGCCAGTTGCTATATTAACAATAGCCCAAGTAAAACTTGCAAAAGTTTCTAAACTTGACATTACACCAGCATCTGTATTTGTGCCAGTAGGTAAAGTAAATGTAATATTAGCAGTGGGGGTGCTTTCAATTACAAGTGTTAAAATCTGTGCTATTGTTAAAGTAGAGGTTGTGCTTAATACAGTAAATGCAGCATTACCTTCGTATAAATTTGCTCTGGTTTGCAGTCCATTATTTCTAATTCTAGCAATACTTGTAGTTCCTGCAAAAAAATTATGCTGTGCTCCTGTTGATGCCACACTATACCACAAAGTGTTACTAGAAATACCAATAGCATAATCTGACGTTGATCCTCCGATGGCCGGGAACAAAACTATTTTTGTGCCTACACTTCTTGTATTAAAACTTGGCACATCGGTTCCATTTGGATTAAAATCAATTCTATTTCCAGTTGTTCCGTTTAAATAAATTTGACCAAGTCCAGTAGCGGTATTATTTGCTCTAGTCGTGGTAATCTGTCCAGTGCCAAAAAAACCCCCTGAGCCAGTTAATTGAGATGCCAGTGTTGAGCCACCATATATTGAAACATTTGCGGTTGAATTTGGCACTGATAGCCACATATCGTTTCCATTAGAGCCTATTGCCATATCTACAGTGACAGCACTTATAGTTGGGCGGAGCACTAACTTTGTCCCCACCGTTCGTGTTGTTGTCGCTGGTGCACCCGTGCCAACATCAAACCATTCAATCCTACTACCTAAATCGCCACTCATAAGAATAGCAGCTTGCTGATTTGTAGCATCCCAAAATTTAGATGCGGCAATCCTGTCTAATCCTGTAATTTTATAAAAAATAGCATCTATGTAATTAGTCAAAATTTCGTCTAAATACAAAATGTAAGCATTCCCAGTTGGAATTGTTGCACCGAAATTTGTGCCTGAATGAGACCACGATCCGCCACTAATATTTACTGTATAACAGCCAATACCAGAGGCAACACCTGTTAAGGCAACAACATAAATATCGTATTCCGTGTTACTTACCTGCACCACCCGTGTATTGCCTATATCTAATGCCCCACCTTTCCCTAAAATAAGACCTCGCCCCCAAGCATAAAAATTACCCAAACTGCCTATTGTGAAGTCCACACCATCACTGGTATTTAAGTAAAAAATATACTCGGATGCTCGTTTAGCATCGGTAAGCGCAGAATTGTTATAAAGAATTTTAAGTGTTAATTTTTCCCTAGTTTGTGTGGTTGTCCAGCGACCTACATAAATATAAGTGTCTGTTCCGCCAGTGTTGGCTGGTAAAGTGTTGGTATAAAACTTCGCATTACCTGCGGCTAAAAGAGCAGAGGTGGTTGCAGTTGTAGAATTTCCAAATAAAGAAGCTGTAATAGTTCCAGCACTAAAATTACCGCTTGCATCTCTACTTACTATTGCATTGGCTGTATTTAAATCTGTCGCAGTTGTTGCAGAGTTTGAAACTTTATTAGCAGTTGTTATTGTATTTAATTTTGTATCGGCAATAGAGCCAGCTAGCATTGTATTTGTAACCGTTGCGGTATCGCTAGTAGTGATAATAGTTCCATTAACATTTGGCAAAGAATAAGTTCTAGTTGTTGCTGTTCCTATATTAGATAGTTGAAATTGTGCTTTTTTAGTATTATCTAAATTATCTTGAAAAAATGTTGTATTGTTAGTAAAAGTTTTATTTGTTAATGTTTGAGCTCCCGTTAATGTAACTCCATCAGTTATACCATAACCGCTAATAGTTGTTGGTTTGCTTGCAATACTACTAAATAAAGGTGCTATTGTAACGGCTGTTCCTACACCTGTAACTCTACCTTTTGCATCAATTGTTAATGGGTTTATTGTGGTTGCACTTTGATATGTTCCAGCAACAACACCACTATTAGCAAGAGTTGTTGTAATTGCAGTTGTGCCCGAACCAGTTATATCGCCACTTAATGTAATACTTTGATTGCCAGTTAAATAAGTTGAATTATCATAACTTATAGTAGTGCCACTAATTTTAACAAAACCAGTTCCGTTTAATGCAGGTTGACCACCCAAACCAGCAAGTGTATAGTTAGGTATATTTAAAACATTAGAAGCAAAATTAGATGCACCACTATTGCCAGTCGTTGTTAAACTAATTGCATTTTGTTTATTATTAAAAGTGTTCCAATCTGTATTAGATAAAGCACCGCTTAATGTAGAGCTTGCTGTTTGAATACCTATTGATACAGCGGAGCTACCATTAAAAGAAGTGCCAGTTAAAGGGCTACTAATAGTTAAAGCATTTGGTGTATTAGCTGTAATTGTAATATCCGCACTTCCATTAAATGAAACTCCATTGATATTTCTAGCGGTTTGTAATGTTGTAGCAGTTGTAGAATTACCGCTTAATGCACCAGTTATTGTTCCAGCACTAAAATTACCGCTTGCATCTCTTAAAACAATACTATTAATTGTATTTGTTGAAACAGCACTTGTTGCAGAGTTTGCAACTTTGCCTGCGGTAGTAATTGTATTTAATTTACTATCAGCAATAGAGCCAGCTAACATTGTATTACTAACACTACCTACATCTCCACTTCCAATTAAATTGCCACTTGTAGTAGGTAAAGTAAATGTAGTAGTGCCAGCAACGGCAGGGGCTTGTAATGTAGCTCCACCACTTGTTGCTCCTACATATTGAATACTGCTAATTCCAGTTAATGCTTGATTGCCACTTGCTCTATTTAATACAATAGCAGTTGTGCCAATATAAACAGTTGATGCACCTAAAACATTGCTAGGTATAGTGCCAGTTAGTTTATTAGCATTTAAACTAGTAATCCAAGTAGGGTTAGCATAAGCACCACTTAATAAAACATATCTAGCATCTAAATCAGTGCTTGTAAAACTTGTAACATGTCCAAAATCATCTACATTGGCAGATTGTAAAACATTGCCACCACTATTAACAACATTAGCTTGTGTTGATGTATCACTATGCGATATTGTGCGGTTTGCAGATAAATCGCCGCCACCAGCTAAGCCACTTCCAGTTGTAATTGTTGTTAGTTTATCGACTTTATTATTTAAAGTGTTAACAATATCACTTGTGCTATCAAGTAAGTTCCAGTTAGTTCCGTCGCTTTTATAAAGACCAGCTTGCTTATAATTTACAAGCCATACTCCACTTGATTGTTCTACTAGCCATATTTTGTCAGTATGTTGATTAGCAAGTGGTAAATTTGCAAAAGTTAAAACTTTGCCTTCAATCTCATTAGCACTATTTGCAATTTCGGTTACAATATTGGTTACAATATCAATAACTTCTCGTTTGCTTGCATATTCTTGTTCGTAATAACCGCTTGTTTTCATAGTGCTTCAATAATTATCGGTATATTTGTTAAAGAATTTGGGCTGTTGTATATCTTAAAAGTAGCTGTTTGATAATTAATAAAGTTTAAATATGTTTCGTGCAGGCTTCTAATACCATTAGTTCCGTTATTATAAAAATCACTATCACCAATAAGTCCATTACTTTTTGTAGCAAAAACTTCTATCAATGCACCATTAAAATTTTCAATTGCAGAATTTATCAATTTAAAATTATATTTTTTAGTATTACTTACATTAACAGTCCAGCTTTCATTAGCAGTAATAATAACAGGAGTTCCACTAACAACTTGTAAATTTACATTATCATAAACTACCGACAAAATAACAGTTGCTTCAAGAATAGTATTACTAACAGCTTCAAAAATTTTAGTGCCATTAAAAATATCAAGATTAGCTCCATCATTAACAACGGCAAGCCCAGTAATATTTATTTTACAATAAGTATCAAGTGCAATAAGATGGTTACCTTCTATTTGTAAAGTTAAAACATTACCTTCGGTTTTATATCTTACCACCGCTCCATTAATAACTCTATTATTTGTAAGTGTTGTAGATAACATATTTAATAATTTACAATAATTTTTTTAATATCATCAATGGTTTTAGCATTTTCTACTGCTTTGTTCTGTTGAGCTTCGGTAAAATAAATTTTACCTCTTTGATTTTTTATTGCATTTGCTAATTCTATCATTTGCTGTTTGGTCATATTAATTGGGTTTCCGTCAATATCTAACCATATAGTATTTTCATCTAACAAAATAGAGCCCATAATATTGCTACTAGCTATTTCACTTGCGACAAAATATTTATTCATATAAAAAACAGGCTCATATAACTTTATGTCTTTTACTTGTTTTATTTCGGCAAGTTTTAATGTTTTGGCTTTTTCAAAATAATATTCTTTTTGCTCTTCTGTATTTGCTACTTTTGCTTCATAATCGGCAAAAATTATATCACTTTCAAAAAATACTTTTTTATTGTCTATAATATTATAATAAATCATTTTAACTCCTAATTTTAATTGCTTTAATAATCCCAGTTTGGTTTGAAACTCCACCTACTATATTAAAATTTTTCCAATAAATTCTGCCGTCATTAGTATAAGCGAGACCATTATTTATTGCTGTAAAGCCGTTATTTGTGCCGACAACAAGACAATCGTTTGAGATAGTCCCGTCTTGCTCATTACCATAGACGGCAAAATCAGAAAAACCTGTTGTAGTTAATGATATTGATAGCTTAACATCAAATTCCAAAAACTCTGTTGTATTTATAATTAAAGCATTGCCACTTCCAGCAGTTGAGCTAACAAATACTATTTGTTGACTTGCGCCTAAGACAAGTTTTTTATCGTTTGCATCCCATCTTGAAAATGCAATTATATTAGATGAATTTGTGCGAATAAGAGCATAATCCATTATACCTAAGTTTGTGTAACCACTAGGAACGGTAGGTGATGTTGCAGATACACTAAACAAAATATCATAGGCACCGCTTGTATTATTTTGAATAACAAAAGTTCTATAAAAAGTGTTAGCTACTCTTGCCCCAGTATCTAATCCATTATTTGTATCACCAGCAGTCCAGCTACCAGTAGATTGTATTTTTTTCCTTATAGTTGGCAAATATATTTGAATTCCTGAGGAATTGTGGCAGGATTGACATTTTCTACTTTAATAAAGTTAGTGCCATCATATCTAAAAGCAACATCCCTAGTAGTTAAAATATCACCAGTTACAACATCGGTTCCATCGGCTTTTTTAAGATTTTTGACACCAGCACTATTGACATTGATTGTTGAAGCTCCACTATTGGCATTGCCAGCACGAAAGCGAATAATCATTCCGTTAAAATAACCTTCGCCAGCTCCACTTGAAACTGGTGACTTAAAAGGCGAAACTGGTGTCAATACATAAGCATTGGCAGTCCCTGAATCGGTAAAGAATTGACCGCCACTTGAATATCTTGCAGAACCAATACCAAGTTGTTCTAAATTAGAAGTAGATGGAGTTTGACCAGAGCTAATAACAAAATTATCAACATCGGCAAGCTGGTTCCATTCGCTAGCTCCTACTGTGTTGCCATCAATTTTTGATGTATTAAAATCAGACATAGTGTTTTAAATTAGAATTATAAAGCATTAGAATACCTAAAAAATAATTGAGTATTTGCTGGTTTAAGTTTATTAAACAAACAATCTAAAATTGCTGGTTGTTGAGATGTTAAAGTAAAAGGAAATGTTAAAGCAAAACCACTCGGCTTTATAGAGCTTGGTAATGTAATAACAATTGTAAATGGTGCAGAGGCTTCGCTAATTAACAAAAAAGGCAATGTTAATGGGAATGTTGATGTTGACACTCCGTTAGATACTTCAATATTATAACCAAGAATAGATGCAACATTTTTAAATTGTTTTTCGGTTGTTGCATTGATACCAGCAAGTTTTAGCAAAACATTTAACCTTCTTTGTTCTATCGTTGAAGCTACTGGGATGCAATCATCAGGAATACCTACGAACTGTTCCCACTCTTGAATTAATGCTGTTGTTTTTTGCGGATTATACTCGTCGGCAACTTCATTTATTTTACTTCTAAAATTTAACCACTCACTAGCCAAACCTAGCAAAATTTTTCTTAATGTTGAGTCGTCCCTATTTTTAGCTTCGTGCAGGTTATCGTCTCTTAAATATTGTGCTAAAATATCGGCTTGCTGTGTTTGACTTCTTTCTTTTAACATTATGGATAAGTTATAGTTCCTAGGGTTGCTAATTGTGAATCGCTAACTGCTGTTGTGCTTGATGGTGCCGATAATGTAAAAGTTGGCGAGTTGCCGTCTTCATCAATAACACCATAAATCAAAGCATTAATTTCGTTTAATGCAATATCACCACCGACATTGATTGAGGGGCTTTTAAAATAATCGGTAAGAGTTGTTGTGATTGCAGTTTTCATAGTCGCAGTATTAGGGCTTAATGTTGCGAATGTTATTGCAATTGGCACGGCAGTTGGTGCCGATACCACAACATAATTATCAGGAGTGTTTGCAGGTTTAATTCCGTTATCAACATCAATAATTGCATTTTTAACAGCATTTACTTGTGAGGCTGTTGGGATTATGTTTGTATCATTATCACGAGTAAAGTAAATAGTTACATAACCAGCAGATGGTGTTGCAGTTTGAACCCAAACCCTAGTAATACCAGCAACTTTTTCTTTTATAAAAACTGGTAGCCCAGAAGCTGTAAAAGGTGCGGTAAAGTTCGCACATCTTTCATTTAAGCGAGTTCTTAATTGGTCGTCAGTTTCGGCATCTAAACCAAGTGTTAAACCATCATAACTTAAATAGCAACTATCATTAACATCGACTATTGGGCTTATTAAAGTTAATTGAGAACCGCCAGCAGAGTTGCCATTTACCCCATAATCAAGGGCTTTTATATAAACGAATGCAGTTGTAAAGCTTGCAGTTATTGTGCCAGTGGCAGGGCTTGCAGGTGTTCCGCTTATTGTGTAGGTAAATTGAGTGTTTGAAACAACATTAATTGTTGCAGTGATATTGTAGTCGCTTTGAGAAGCTCCAGCGATGGTAACAGATACACCAGTTGCTAAATTATGATTAGCGGTGGTTGTTGCTGTTGCAGTGCTTCCGCTTCTAGTTAATGTTGTTATGCCTATTGTTTGAGCTGATATTGTTGCACTTGCTTGTGTTTCATATTGTGTGCCATCGGCTTTTTGAATTGCAGTTGCATTAGGAATTGTTGTTGAAGCAGTCCCAGTAAAAACAGCATAACCTTCGGCTTTCACTGGATCCTTTCTAGTAATACCAAACCAAGAAGCCCATAATTCTAAATACTCGCCAGTTGCAGTTTGTGGGAATAATTGTTTTAAAACTTCTTTTACATTATCGTTATTCTCATCAAAACCAGCCGACATTGACTTAACCAAGCCAAGAGCAAAAGAATTTCTAATATTAGGATCTATTTGCTTTGATGTATCGAGCTGTCCTGCATTTACGGCAAGAATTAAGGCATTTGTAAGTCTTTCTTGAATTTGTGATATTGTTGAGAACTCAATTGCCATTTATAAATTTAAAAAAAGATTATAATATTTACTGTTGACTTGCAATTTATTTATTAAATCTACTTCAATACTAACTTTTGTATCTTGTTTAGTAGCTTTAACATTTGTTTTACTAATTATGCTATCGTCAATCATCCATTTTAAGCCATCTTTTACTGATGTTTCAATCATTGTTAGATTAGATTGAGTTTCATAGCCAGCAACACGATTAAAAGCATTGGTAAAATGCCCTCTTCTTAATGTTGGCTCGCTTACTTTATCGCTTCTTCTTTCACAAAAAACAGACATATAAAGGGCAGTGTCTAGGCTGTCGGTTTTGGCAATATCGCCGTTTTCAATATCTAGATCCCAATAATCTTTTTTTTGTGTGAGGTTAAAATCTATTGCCATTTTTATTTTAAAAGTTTATACTACTAAGATAAAATATTCTATTAAAATAGCATTAACAAAAACTATGATTATTAAAGGCTATATCACAAAAACTGATGGCACTTATGCTACGGTTGTTTCAATGTATAACGAAGTCTACGACGATGTATTGTTGCTATATCCTTACGGCTCACAATCAAAAGTTAAGCCGACAGATACGGCACTTGTTTTATTGTTCGGTTGCAATGGCAGTAAAACAAATTTATTTGGCATACCTTACGAAGTGGCTACACAATCAATTCTCGAAGATGGTGATAGCGAAGTAAAAAATAGAGTTTCTAACAACGGCTTCAAAGCAGGAAGTAGCAAAAATACTATTGTAGGCGATACTGACTGCGACAAATCTTTTAATGCTTTATCTTACAAAGTAAATAATATTAAAGTTGTTGGCAGTCAACAAGCAACAATTAACAATCCTGCTGGCGGAACAATAGTAGATGCAGAATCAAGAACTGCAATTGCAAGTATCATTACAGCTTTAAAAAATCACGGATTAATTGCTTAATAAACAATCAAGTCGTCGGCAAAACTATTACCTCTATTATTTATTTTGCCTACACTAAACGAACCTTGCTCTACAATATCAAGATTAGTAAATGAACCTTGTAAGTTTTGATTAAATGTAACACCTTGTATTAAAAAAGTTCCCTGCACTTCCATATCATAATCAATTATATCAACAAGAGTATTCGGTTGCCACAATGTATTATTGCTAGAATAAAAGCCAAGAGTAGTGCAAGTGTATCTTGAACCCTTGGCTCTTCTAACTTGTATATTCCACTCGGCTAGGGCTTTTAATGATTTGCTTTCGCTTGCAGTATCCATTGTAAGTATTTTTCTTCTTGTTGTTCTAATTTGTGGGTCAGTTGCCTTGCCTTTTTGTGAAATACCTATCTTGCTGTGAGTTTTATTATTGCCTTGTGAATACACCTCAACAACATTAAACCTGTCTATTGTTGTTAATTTTAACCTTGATGATAAAATGTTTGTGTCGGCTGTATAATTGTTAATTAACATATTTTTAACAACATCATTATCTTCACGAATAATGGTAAGATTGCCGTTTTTATCTATTTTAAGCAATACTTGTAATTTTTTGGCATACTTATCTAAAAAATCAAAAATAGACTGCCCCTGCTCCGTCTTTATCGTTTCGTTTGCTTCTAAATTTAAGATACCAACTTTATTAATTACTTCTATTGAGAAGCCGTTATCTTTTAAAACAAGATTAATAAGTCTTTCAAAATTTCTTTGATTATAAGATTTTTGTATAATGTCTGAGTCAATTATATCACCGCCAACATCTCGCCCTGATGCTGTTTTAGAATGTGAGCTTGGCGAAACTTCTTTGTCTAGCTCTTCAATAAAGCCAGTTATTAGCAATGTTTTATCAATAAAAACCTTTGCTTTTTGACCTAGCTTAATATCGTTAATAATCTTGCCTTGTTTGTTTTCTTTTACCGTTGTTGTAAATGAAAAAGAAGAGGAGAAGTTTTCTATTGCTGAATTAACGGCAATATCTGTAAAGCCTTCATATCTAACTCCGTCAACTTCAAGATAAATATTATTGTTAAACATTTGTTAAAATCTTTATGTTGCCTTGTATTTGCGAAGTATCGCCAAAATTATTTAACAATCTTATTGTTTCTTTTAATTCTAGCGAACCATATAATTTAAAAATAAGATTGTTTAAACTAATCGGATTAATAATATTATAACTAGCAACATTCGGCAAGCTAATTGCTAACTCAGAAAATATATTAGTAGCTTCAATTTTCATTTGTAGTAAAGCATCTCTTAAATTTTTATCAATAGTATCTGGCAATTGGTTAAAACCATTTTCTAAATCGGCAATTACTTGGTTTAATTCTTGTAAATTATTATATTCTATATTAACCGAGGCATCGTAGGCAGTGGCCAGCACAGCAACATTAACAAAATTATTTAATTGATCTTGATTTGTTTTAATATCTTTTTGAATTTGTGAGTTACCTACAATAGCTTGATCGCTTTCATTAAAGCCGAATAGTTTTTTAGTTGTATTAAATAAATCTTTTGAGTTTTTAAAGGCAACCCCTAGATTATCAAAAGCAGTTCGTAAGTTTGAGGCTAAAACTGCTGGAGCCTGCACTAGTTTATTAGCACTATTAACAATTTGGTTTAATGATGTTATTGCATCGGCGAAGCTATCGCCAGCACCTTGAATTTGTTTAGCAATATTGTTTATTTTGTTTGCAGTTCTTTTTAATGTTTTAACTCCTGAATCAAATTTTGCCTTGGCATTTTTTACCGACTTCCAGCCATTATCAAAAGCTTTTTCATTATCGCCAAGAATGTCTGATTTTAATTGTGCTAAAAAACCTTTGGTGGCAGTTATTTTAGTAGGTAAAACATTTTGAGAAGCTACTTCAAAATTTATTGTAAATTTAGTTATACCTAATTCTTTAACACTCTCGGCGAATGTATAGCCAACCACGACAACTTCTAAGTCGCCAAAAGAAGGGTGAACTAATGTGCCAACTCCTGCTTTGTCTAATTCTTTAATTAAATCGTCTCTTTCACTATAACTTACATTATCATCGGTATAAACATTTAATGTAAATTTTTTTTCAAGACCGCCTAGATCCTCAACATATCTTTCGGTTTTGTTTGGGTATTCGTGGGTTTGTGTTTTTCTACCACCGCTTCCACTTGATTCTTGATAAAAGAAAAAAGCATCTCGAAATTGTCCGTCTGGTAATCTTGCTGTATTAAATATCGTCATTAGAACCCCGCAAAAACTGAATTGACACCAACTGGTAAGAAGTTGTTAGGGCGAGGAGTAAAACCTGCACTAGAACCTTGTGGCAAGCCTTTAATATTAACATCTAATTGACCGCCTGCTGTCAATTGTTGTGGTTTATTAATTTGTGCTGGCTGGTTCATTTTTGGAGCTACCATTTCCGACAAATTATCAAGACCAATTTTTGGTGCTACTATTTTTGACAATTTATCAAGCCCAATAAAATCTAAAACAATAGAAGTATCGGCTCTAAACTGATTAATCAATCCCATTACCATTTTTAGTTTTTCGGCAACATAATCAAAAGCACTTGCAAATGTATTTACAAGAAAATCTTTAATTATTATCAAGTCGTCTTTTAATAAAAGGAAAGTAGCAATTAAACCAGCAACTGCAACACTTATTAAACCTATTGGACTTATAAGAAATAAAAGGGCAACGGCAAATCCTTTAACTGCAAAAACAAGAGAGGCAAAAATAATTACAAGTGGTGGAAGTATAGCAACTAATCCAGCAACAATTAAAATAAACTTTTGTGTTTGAGGGGTTAATTGCTGGAAGTATTGAATACCTTTAATTAAAACACCTAAAAATTGAGTTGCATATGGTAATATTGCAATTCCTAATTGAATAGACAAATCTTTATAGGCAGAGCCTGCAATTCTCATTTGGTTTGCAAAACCAGTTTGAGTTCGCAAAAAATCTCCGTGTGAGTTTGCAGTCATTTTTACAACATAACTATATCGTTGCAAGACTTTTTCTGCCTGAGTTAAATCGCTCATTTTTTTTGCTATACCTTGTATTTTTAAAAACTGATTAAGATTTTCTTCTGTCATAACAACACCAAGTCTTTTTAAGCTCTCCGTTTCACCAGTAAAAATACCAGCAAGGGCAGTTTGCACTTCGCTAATATTTAAGTTTTTAAATGATGCTAAATCACCAGCTAAGCCTACTAAACTTGTTGACAATGTAGATGCTTTTTCTTGTGAAAGTCCCATTGATGTTGACATATCGCCGAATAAAGCCGCCATATCAAGGGCAGTGCCTTTATCAATACCAAAGTTTTTACCTGCTAATAATGAAAATTCTTTCACAGTTTGTGAGGCTTCACCAAATGCAACATCTACCTTGTTTATTGATTCGCTATAATCCGATGCATCTTTTATAAATTTTGTAGCAAATAAACTTATTGGCAAAGTTGCTTTTAAAAACATATCTTTACCAAATTGCATACTTTTAGTGCCAATTTTATCCAATTTATCTTTTAATTTATCAAGAGAGTTAGCCATTGATTGTGCCACTCTTTTTGTTGTAGTTGATACAGCTTCTAAACTTGATTGTATTTTTTTTAATTGAGGAGTTATGTTATCAATTAGATCGTATATATATGAAACTTTAAACATTTTTTTCTAATTGTTTGTTGATTTTTGCGGCTTCTTTTTGAAGTCTTAATATTTTTGTTATTGGCTGTAATTCGAGCCATTCAAAACTAGCCGAGCCTTTATAAAAATATCCAAGATTACAAATTATTGATTCAATCGAAACCTTGTTGTGAGTAAAGCCTCCTATTTTAAGGTCTTCATCCACGAAACAATAAAAAAAACCTCTAAATATTTAGCCAATAGCTCCTCAAAATCTTCATCGCTAATTTTTTCAATATCAAGAGAATTAAGAGGTTGTTTCATCTCTTCGTCTTTAAAAGCAACATTCAATAGTAAGTTTGCAAACAATTTAAAATAGCTAACAATGTCAAAATTAGGGCTTGCATATAAAATAGCCTTGATAGCCTTGGCATCCAAACCATTTTCATTTTCTATTTGTTCGCTTGCTTGTTGTTTTGATAAAGATTGTGTCATACCAAAAATAGCTTCTATAAACTTCTTTTTTAGCAACAAGGTTTTATCCTTATCTTTATAAGATGGTGCAGACAAATAGATTTTATCTAGATCAATAAAAGAATTTTTATCACCATCTTTAAATTGAACTTTGATAGAATTTTGTAAATCAAAAATAATTTTATCTTTCATACTAAATTGCAGGATCGCCTTTAAACATATACTCAACAACTTCTAGATCTTCAATTTGTGGTAATTTTTCCATTACACAGCCTGAAAAATTTTGATTTCTAAACGAAATTGTGTTGTTGTCGCCATTATTATAAAAGCTTGTAAATAATTCGATATTTTCAGGGGTTGCTCTTACTGGGACACTAATAATGCTAATATTAGTCGAAACATCGCTAGTAATTAATTTTGAGCCATTAACTTGGCTAAAAACATTTCTTGTAATAGAGCCAGCTTCAATTTTAACTTTACCTTCATAAGCTATCGGTGTTCCGTTAATAACTAAATTGCCTTGTTGTAATATTGCCATAAATTTATTTATTCAAAAGTTGGAGTAAAATTAACTATAAATTCTCTTACTTGTGTTATGATATTAGCAATCGATTCTGCTGTTATCTTGCCATCAATTAAGGTTATAACTACTGATTGATCTAATGCATCAACAAAAGCTTTTAATTCGCTATCGCCAGCTCTTAACAATACATAATTATTATTATTAGTTTTATAGCCTGATAATGCACCATAATATTTTTTCATAAGGTTAATAAAACCTTCTTTATTTATCATAGCCCGCCCAGCTATCAATTCGCCAGTTGTTAATCGTCTACCAATTAAATCAGCTTTTAAATTGTTAAATACATATTCTCTAATAATAGTCAATGTATCAAAATAATTGACATATTTAAAAGTTTTATCGACTTGACCTTGTGCATCAGTTTTATAAGTAGTCATTGCTTCGTTAATAATGATACTTGTATTAGAAGGGTTGTTTCTTAATAAAGTTAAACCGCTATTTGCAAGCTCATCAGCTTCAACATCGCTAAAATCATTGCCACTTTCGATAATAGGTAAGCTATAAACAGGAGTTCCAGCATAAGGAACACCACCATAATAATTGCCACCGACTGTTTCACCATTAGTTGCGAAACTTGAAACATTCGCACCAACTGACAATCTTAATTCTCTAATACCAGCAAAGATTGATGCAATTACAAGTGGGTTTTCAATAATAGCTCCACCTTTTAATTTTGTTGCAGAGATTAGTTTATTAGAAATACCACAAAGTGTTTTTTGGTTTAAGCCATCTGCAAAAGTGTTTAGATTAGCATAAGTATCTACTTTACAAAATACACCAAGTCCGTCAAGAATTTTATTATCTACATTAAATCTTGCTTCGGTAAATGTTGATAATGTAGAAGTGCCCCACTCGGCAGGATAAACAATAGTTGTAAATCTTTTATCTACAATCGGATCGAATAATGAAGTTAAAACAGGGTTTGTTGCACCACTTGACATTGCGGTTATTGTTGCAGTTATGCCAGCAACAGAGCCATCAATAGCAAGAGAGATTGTGTTACCTTGTGTGCCATCATTTACAGCAGTTAATGCAACTGAACCAGTAGTATTTACAGCGGTTACAGGCGAATAAGTATTAGCAGTAATTGCAGTCTCTAATTTACCACCAATTACGGTTGCAGTATCGCCAACAGCAACAGCAATTTCGTATTTACCATTAATTTTTGAATCAATGTAAATAGTTAATGTGCCTACTGCGGTAGCAGTGCCTGAAAAAGCAATTGAGCCAGTTGCCGCAACACCAGAAGCATTATCGGTTAAACCAATTGCAGAAACTTTTGGCTTAATTTTAGAAACCGATAAAGTATCAATTAAAGATCTTCCAGCTTTTGCAATTTGTGATTTTGCACCGAATAAATCGTTGAATTCTTTTTTACTTAAAATACCTTCTTTAAGCTCACCGCTAGAAGCAGTGCCACTTATCATACAACCTACTAAAAGAATTGAGCGGTCGCCTGCATCTTTTGCGGTTAATGCTGATCTAATATTAGATGTTCCTCTTGGAAATGATTGTCCCATTATTTACCTTTTTTTTGAGTTGATATAACTTGATTGATAACCTCAATGCAGTTATCAATAGCAGAATCTTTTAATCTATTTCGCCAAAATAAATCTGTTGGCACTCCGTCTTCATCGTTAATTTCAATGATGGTATCTTTTAGTAATTGACCCTGTGGAGTTCTTAAATTTTGGTTTAATTTTATTTGCATAACAAAATAATTTTTAATATAGTTATATTGTTTATTTTTGTTAATTTTTTGCAAGGCAATAAACTATGATTTTATCTAGTATTTAAATCATAATCTAAACCTTGCTCTATAAATACACCTTCGACCCTTTGTAGTGGAACTCCCAAATCATAATCGGTAGTATCGCCAACTTGAATAAAGCCTTGAATTACAAAATCAAACCTATGTGTATAAGTAGCAGTTATATAATCGTCAGCTTCATCGCCTACATACTGGCAAGGTTGCATCTCTTCATCAGTTAGATCACTTTCAAAAATATAATTAGCTAGTGCTTTTAATATTGGTTTTAAATAGCCTTTGGCATTATCGGCAATATCGCCACCAAGAATTGATGTTGTTGCTGGTATAACTATATAAATACTAAAACTTTGCTGTGTCGAGTTCCAGTAGTCTTCATTTGTTCTTTTGGCAGTTGATGAGTCACCGACAACTGTATCGTTTCTATAAGCTTGGTTTTGCCCCATAACAACATAAAGCCAAGTTTCTAAAACTCCGCCTAATCCTGCTGTATAAAACTCTTGTATTCTTTGAGGTGTTGCAGAATGTGCTATTCTAGTTGCTGTGCTTACTTTTATTGTGCCTTGTGCTGGCGATTGCATTGCACCAGTTGTTGTATAGCTAAACGAAGTATCTGTTATTTTAGTTATTTGTTTATAGCCATTATATCCGTCGTAATCATCAAGCAATAAAAAACCACCATTGACATTGGTAGGGTTGCCACTTACTTTAAATGTAAAAATTAATTTACTTGGCACACTTACAAGCTCCCAAGTTCCATTAAATCCAACCGCTCCTGAGATTTCAATGCTAATTGGCAAGATTTGTGGAGCGAATAAAGACGGATCGCTTAATTTATGATCTGTCAATGCTGTTGCCGTGGCAATACCATTAGAAAAACTTATTGTGCTTAATGCAATAGGTTCTTTTGCACCTTTAATAGTTACATAATAGCCAGTTAGTAAATTGTGATTTGTTGCCGTCGTGCAAGTTATTGTAGAACCTGCCCTTGTTAATGATGAGGCATTAATAATACTTGAAAAATCATTTGTATATTTTGGCAAAATATCTTTTAGCCTATTAACAACTTGAATACCTTTCATTTTTTGCCCCCTAGCACTTGTTTTAATTTAATATCAATATTTCTTTTAATCTTATCTTTATTTTTCATAACAGTTCTTTTAAACGGCTCTCTTGCTTCCATTTTTGATGTTCCCTCTTCTAAAAATTTTGCATACTCTGGTGCATTTTCGTTTGCCCCAAACTCTAATTCCCTGTTCCCTCGAACAGCAAAATCGACTGACTTTCTAAATTTACCAGTTATTACCGCTGGTGTTTCGCTTGGTGCCGAAGCTGTGTGTAGTTTAGGTTTTTTTAATTTACTGCCACCAATTCCTTTATATACTTTATAACCTTTACCACTTTTTGCTTGTTTCATATCTTTATTTAGATCTACAACCAATTCTTTACCTGATATATAGAAACCTTGGCGAATTGCTTTTGTTAATTCGACTGGCAGTTCGTAAAGAAACTTTAATGTTTTTTGATTTTGCGAACCTTCTTTTACTTTTATCATCTTTTATTAGCATTGATTGTTTTATCGCCTTTTTCAATACTTCTTAATCTAATAATTTTATCGTCAATATCAATATTATCGGTATTTACAATCTTGTAATAAATATTTTGATACTCAATCCATAATTGTTTATCTAATGGTATTGATGAGTTGTAGCGAACATAAAAATCAGTGTTAATCCCTTTTTCAATATTAACTCCATCTATAAATTCTCTTGCTGTGTTTGTTTTTACCATCGCCCAAACTGTTGCTATTGTTGTAAAGCCAACTGTTGCCGAACTGTTAGGGGCATTGTTTGGAATAATTGCAGTGGTTAGAATTTTAATTCTTTTATCAAAATCACTAGTGCAAATCTTCTTTACATTTTTCTTTATTGATTGGCATTTCATAAAAAGAATTTTTGTGGTATAATGTAGGGGTAGAATAAAGACTTAAAAAGAGAGTTGTTTTCAATTACACAATCGCCTGAGTTTTCGTAAAGGTAGGCACAAACACTTAAACAAGCTTGCTTGATAGCTTCTGGTCTGTTAGGGTAATCGGCTTTAAATGTAATTATAACTGCTTGCTTACGATCGTAAGTGCTAGGGAATTGTTTATCTTTTTTTATGTAAATTGATGAATAATACTGGTCGTCAGTAAAATAATAATCATTAGAACTTAATGTTTGTAGTGTGTTATCAATATCATAATATTGTATTGATGTGATCGATTTTAGTTTGCTTCTTTTAACTTCTATTCCGTTGCATTGTGGGAATGTATCAAGATATAACTTAAATTCTTTTTCGACAAATTCTCTACCAGTTATATTCTCGCCGATTTGTCTAGATACTTTGATAAATGGTGTCAAAATATTATCAAAATCAGTGCCGTCAATTCGCAAAAATGTTTTTATCTCGGCAAGTGTCAAAACTTCTGTTGTGGCATCTGTTAATAATACTATGGATTGCATATAATTTTTATTTTTCTTTCACCTGCTTCGGCAGAACTTGAAACTAAACGAATAAAATTAAAAGGGTTATCGTAATTACTTTCAATTTCAATAAATTTGTTAGATGCTACTTTAATTTCTTTTGCAGTTCCTGAGCTTGAGCCATATAATTGATAAAAAGTAATGTTATCAAGTGAACCTTCGACAAACAATTTAACGCCAGTAAAAGCACTTGGTATTAATACACCAATTAAATGAGTTCCGCCAAGTTCGTAAGCAGTGGAGGTTGTGCTACCATTTGGTATTACTAATTCTACAAATTCTCTTGTGTTTTGAAAATTACTCGGCATTTTTATTTATTTTTTTTGTTTTAAATTGTTTATTTTCTAAATTGTCAATTGCCTTATCTTCGTATTCGTCAATAGCTAATTCACCCCAGCCCTCTTTTAAAAATACTTCGGCTAATTCGTCGTAAATATCGTAAATCTCACCTTGTAAATACTCAAAACATTGAGTGCCAGTTTGATTTTTTGAAGCTACGGTGGTTTTTAAAACTTTAATTTCCATATTAAACAATTTAATTAATAAAAAGAGGGGCTTTTACACCCCTCTAATTAATTTATGCAACTGGTTTAGATTTTGGGTTTCCAAGAATAACAGAAGCACCAGCAGTTAAGCCAGTTGTTACACCTGTTGAAACAAAAGATAATTTTTGATATCTTTTAGTTCCAATGTATCCAAATCTTGAACGAGAATGAGCAGTTGAAAGAGCGGCATCAGCCTCTAATCCAACTAAGTCCTCATCGGCAACAGATCCGCTATAAGAACCTGAAACATCACTTTCTTGTAAAAGTGGGGTTATAGTTCCGTCGGTTCTTGCACCAGTCATGCATTCATATGTTACTGATTCGTAACCTTGTGTGTCAACCTCAACACCACTAGTTGTGGTGTTGGTTGTAATTGAAGCAATATTTAAAGCATTTACTATTCTAATATTGTTTTTTAGGTCTCTACTAGCCATATTATTTTCTCCTTTTTAAATTAATTATTATGCTGAAACTTTAAGCTTTCTCAAGCCTTCAGTTAAAACAACCTGTCCGCCAGTTCTTTTATAAACAATAAATCGTCTTTTGCCTATAATTGCCTGAGTGTATGGATCTTCAATTAATTCAAAATTGACATTATCTACAATGTAATAACATTTACGATAATCGCCAAGAATAATTGGGAAAGTTCCAGCTCCTACATTCGGCATATCATTAGCCAAAACATAAGGCAAACCAGCGATAGTGTTTGGCATATCACGGCTACCAAGGCTAGGAACGAATAAATATTGACCGTATGTATCTTTTAATGTTCTAATATGAGAATTAAGAGTTTTACGGTTTAACATCCAAGTTAAATTATAGCCTGTTGGGATTTCGCCTTGTATTGCATAAAGAGAATCACCAGTTAAAGCCGTTGCACTTCCTGTGTTAGTTTCGCCAATTCCTGAAGCCGATAATAATCCCAATGGTTTATTAACACCGTTTCCGCTAATAAAAGCTGCACCTTCTAGTCTTGCCATATCTTCGGCAATATCGCTAGTGATTTCATTTCTCATATTAAAAGCAGAATCATTCAATAATTCAAAAGAAATATCAGTATAAACCATCAATTTTTCAGCTTTGATAGTGTCTTTTCCGTAAGTTGAATTAGATTGAGTTGAAGTTTGAGCTTCTCCTACCCATCCACCAGCAACTAAACCAGTTCTTTTTGGAAAACTAATTTCTCCTCCTTTACTGTCACCAATGGTAATAACTCTGGCAACCGAACGAACTGGTGAAACCTCGGTAATTTTTTTAATGATTTCATTTGCATATTCGGCAGGAGCTAAATAACCGCCTTCAGTATTATCGCCTTGGCGAAGAAATTTAACCTCAGGATTGACTGACATTTTTACAGCACCTTTAATTAAAAGCTCTTCAAAAGATTTATACTCTTGAGTTTTGGCTTGCTTCTCATCTCCACCTAAACCTCTTTTAAGATCGGCTTCAATTGAATTAAGTCTATTTTCTAATTCTTCGGTTCTGTTAGCTTTTTCTTGAATTTCTTTTAATTTAGCTTGATTTTTTGCTTCTTGCAAATCAAGTAAAGAGTTAATTTTGGCTTCTTGCTCAGGAGATAATCTTTTAGTTTCATCCCTTAGTGCATTTAAAGCCTCCATATGTTTTTGTTCAAAATCTGACATATTGTTTATTTTTTTAAATTATTTATAAAATTGTTTAAATCTGTAATGATTTTTTGTTTTGTTGCATCAGCATCTCGCTGATTATCTTGGCTAGCATCTCGCTGGCTTGAGAATTCTTTTATTTTACTTATTAGTGTTTTAGCTTCCGTGTTTGAAAAGCCGTTATCTTTTAATGTTTGCTCAATGTCCCTTAATGTTTCAAACGATTTAAAGCCAGTTACTAGGGCTCGTGAGTTCATTGCTTTTGTTACTAACGATACCTCAAACAAATCAATTTCTTTTAATAATCTAATACCATCTTTTGCCATATCATAATTTTTAGTAAAAAAACCAATTGACATTTCTTTTATAGATCCAACTTTCATTTGTGGAATAATCCGCCCAGATACCAAAGTATCATCTTTTGGCAAATTGCCTTTAATAAACAATCCCTTATCATCCTCATATAATTGCACCGATACTCCAATAACTTCGCTCATTTGGTGTTGCCATAAAATAGGCACTTGTGAATTTTTAGCTAACGAATTAGAAAAAGCACCACGAATAACGACATCATCGCCGTGATCTATGTTATTAAAAGTTGATGCATAACCTTCAAAAGTAAAAATATTATTTTCTTCGGCGGTTGCCTTTACTTCAAACGGAAATGATTTTATTTCTTTTTCTATTTTCACAATTAAAAAATGTTAATTTGTATTGACAATAATATTGTATATCTTTAAATTTATATTGTTTTATATTTAAAAATCATTATAAAAAACTATGAATATTAACATTAATATTAAATTTAACGGCTCTTATTTATTTTTTAGATGGGTTTTGCAACACTATAAAAAGCAATTACCTTATAATGGCGAGGTTAAGCAGTTTGCGATTGAAAACAATTACTGCCCTAAGATATGCGACCAGTGGAGGAATTATGGAGTTGGTTATAGAGTTTGGAATTTGCTATATAAAGACTTAATTATTAGTTTTTTGATGGGTAAAATAGATAATGCAAATATTTATGAGCTTGAAAAAAAATTTTTAGGCTTAAAACAAAAAAAATAATTTACTTATCTTTATATTTTTCCCATATATTAGTAGACCAAGTCCTTCCTGCATCGGAACCCCATAAGTCCCAAGCAATCCGCCAAGTTGTAGGTTCGCCATCCCTAAACTCGTAATGAGTTGAGCGATAATTGCCGTGCCTAGAAAAAAAAGAATACATCCTTTTGACTGTTGTTAAAGTTAAATTCTCTCTATTTTTTAATTGATTAGCTCTTGCAACTCCAACAGCTGTTCCACCCCTGCCATATTTTTGCCTCCATTCTAAGGCTCTTGCTCCTGCTGTTGCCATCGCTTCGGTAGGTTTGAAAGTTTCAGTTGCTTTTGCTTCAAAAGATTTTTTGCCAAACTTATTAGAATAATCGGCAATACAACGACAGCCAATTGACTCCTCGGCTGGCAAGTTAGGATCTCTTGGGAATTTTGCACTACTGCCACCAACTAAAAAATTATCATTAACATTGACTTGTTGAAAATCAGCTTGTGCATGTGTTATTCTAGTTCTTTTATCAAGCAAAGCGACCCAAGTTTTAAGCACTTCAATTGGCTTGCCGTCAACTTCTAATTGTGCTTCATCAATAAGCTCGCCCTCTTCTTGCCTAGTCCAGCTTTCGGTTAAACCAACAACTTGTGAGGCGATTAATTGAGTTCTTGCTTCGCTTTTATCAAGTAAGTTTATTTTAATATTTCTTGCAATAATAATCCACTCAGGCAAAGCCTTTTGATTGTTAAACTTAATCTCTTCTTGTGATATTGCTAACAATATTTCTTTTGCATTTGTTTCGGTTATATATTTTGCTTGCCTTTCACTTTCATTGGCAATAAAGAATGTAGCGGACTCTTGGAATTGTGTATTGACTTCTTTTAATTTTTCTTTTACTTTTGGATCTGTAATCTCTTTTGTTTCAAAATCAATGCCAAAGTTTAAGCCTTTTTGTTGCAAGTCTTCTCGTAAAGTAAAACCAAACTCTTTTATTGTTTTTCGCATTATATCCCTGACCTCTTTTAAAAACTCTGGGTAATAATTATTTGCCAACTCACTAGAATTTATATTGCCATTTTTACGATAAATACTTTCGGCATCATTTGCCATATTTTTAAATATAGCCTTGATTTTAGGTATAGAATTAGCTTCTAACTTTCTTTTGCGAACATCAATTTCCATAGTATTCTTTTGCTTTTAATTCTATAT